TTAGAGAAAAAAAAGGACCTGATGGTACGCCATATCCTTGTGCAGAACTTCGTGATCCTTACAACTGTTTTCCTGGTTACTTTGGTGCTGACCAACAACCAAAAGAAATGGCTATTGTAAATAGAGTTCCTAAAGAATCACTTGCAAGAGTATATCCACAGTTCAAAGACAAAATTATGAAAAAAGATGAAATAAGTTCATTAAGCATAGGTAGTGCTTATGCTTCTGCTTATACAGATTCTTACAATGGGTCTTGGGCTAACTCAAATGGCGAAGGTGATTTGATTGCAGAGTATTACAACGAAGAAGGTACATACATATTCCATATGACCTCTGCAACTATTCTTGACTTTATACCTAATCCACTTGATAGTGGACCTGCGTTTGTTATTGCAAAGAAATTTGCTTTTGACAGATTGCAAGGACAGTATGACCAAATCATAGGACTTATGGCTTCTATGGCAAAGATTAATGTAATGTCAATAATAGCTATGGAAGATGCTGTATTTACAGAAACAAACATATCAGGAGAAATAGAATCAGGACAGTATCGTAAAGGTAGGTTTGCTGTAAACTATTTAGCTCCTGGTACACAAGTAAGTAAACCTGCATCAAATGTTCCTTATCAGATTTTCCAACAAATAGACAGAATAGAACGACAACTACGAGTAGGTGGTTCTTATCCTGTATCTGATGATTCACAAAGCCCACTTAGCTTTGCAACAGGTAGAGGATTAGAAGAACTAGGTGCATCTATGTCATTGATGATTAGAGAATATCATACAGTTATGGCAGATGCTATAGAGATGATTGATTCTAAACGATTAGAGTGGGATCAGGTTATGTATGGTGGTAGGAGCAAAGACTTGTCTGGTTACTATAACAATCAATTTTTTAGTGAAAAGTATGACCCTGATAAAGATATACAAGGTGCATACAAAACACGCAGAGTGTATGGTGCTATGGCAGGATATGATGAGCCACAAAAGATTGTAACAGGGCTGCAATTATTACAAGCAGGTATCATAGACACACAAACCTTACAAGAAAACTTAGATGGTTTAGATAATTTATCAACTGTAAATAACAGAATCACAAAAGAAAAAGCAGAAAAAGTTTTATTTGATTCTTTACTAGCACAAGCACAACAAGGCGACCCTAAAGCAACTATGGCTGTTATACAAATAAGAAAGAATCCTGACAGTATGCAAGGTATCTTAGATAAATTTTATACAGCAGAAGAACCAGAAATCCCTGTGGCTGAACAAGAATTGCTTGGGGGTGCGACCTTACCACCACAAGGTCCACCACCAGGCATAGCACAGTTATTACAAGGTATGGGTAGATAATGTCTATCAATAAAGATTTTGCAGATATAGTACACAACTCACTTGGAGATGTAGATGAGGTTGGTGATGATATATTATTTGAAGAAGAAACATTACAACCAAGAATGTTTAAAGACCAAATGCCACCATTAGCTTTTCCATTTGGCTATATGATTATAAGTTCTACTTTTATGTTTTATGAAGATGAGGAGCAAGATGGCAACGAGGAGTTCTAGTAACAGAGGTGTAAGTGGTAGAAATACAAATGTACCACCAGCAGCAAGAAATTATCAAGACAACACACAAGCTGTAAGAAGAATACCTGATGTTCCACAAGGTATGCAAAAAGAATTAACTGAACAGCAACAAGCTGCACCTTTACCAAAAGACACTTTGCCACAAGCACAAGCACAACCTGTAAGACCTAGGCGATCAATGCCACAAATGGATATATTTGCAGAAACACAAAGACCATTAGAACCTGTAACAGCAGGATTACCTTTTGGTCCAGGAGTAGGTTCTACTGAACCTATTGCAGATGATCCTGATATGTTGTTAAGAGCTATTTATTCTGTTTACCCTGACCCTTTGTTATTAAGATTACTTAGGGGTAAAGGTGTATGATAAATACAGAAAATCCAAACTTTGAAGATGAGTTTGAAGCAGAAATAAAAACTAAAGAACAAAGATTTAGTGAATTAAAATCTCAACTTTCTGCTAATAATAAATTTAAAGCCAGACTTGCAAATAGAAACTTACAGATAGCACCTTATATTCCATCATCAGTTCCTGCTGGTATGGGTTTAATTGGACAAGACATAGAAAGTGTTGATCCTGCTGTTTTAAAATCTTTAGCTTTTCAAGTACAAAACCAAGATAAAAACTTATGGGATAGTATTACAGATAAATTTAAAGGTGTTACAAGAGGTGTATTTTTAGCTGCTGATGCAGGACTAGATTTTGTTAAAGGTCAGTTACTTGGAAGATTTCCTGTAGAAATAGGACAAAGATTTAACGACAAACTAGCAGAAGGTAAATCAAGAACAGTTGCATTAGGAGAAGTATTTGATGAATTTGATGATATAAGAAAAAAAGTAGGAGATACTGCTTTTACTATGGCAATTCGTGAAGCATCAAGAGGTAGAGAAATAAATTTAGGCGAAGGTATTATTCCACAATCTACACCAATTAACGAAACAGATGAATATAAAGAATTAGTTAAAAGAGGTGTTGCACCAGAAAAAGCATTAGAACTAGCACAAGACATTGTTGGTAAACCAATAACAGATATAGCAAGAGAACAAGCTATTAGTGGTGTTCAGTTCAGAGGAGAAACTAGAGCAGGACTAGAACAAGCAGGTTATACTCCTGAAGTTACATTAGGTAGATTAATTGCAGAACCTTTAGTTGCTATGAATGTAATAGAACCAGGCACAAAAGGGTATAGAAACTTATCAGGCTCTGTTGACTTTGTAGGAACACTTGCACTAGACCCTGCTAACTGGGTAACACTAGGTGCTGCTTCTGTTGCTAAAGGTGCAAGAAGTATAAAGTTTTTAGATGAAGCACAAAAAGCACAACAGATAGCAGAGTATGGTGGTATAACTGGTGGTCTTAGAAAGACTGTAATTGAGAAGTTTCCTAAACTAGGTGGATTTTCGGTAGAGGGATTTTTGCAATCAGACAAAGGTGTTAATCTAAGAAAGTTTTTAGTTAGTGGTAATACACCAGAACAAGCAGCAGGTAATGTAGATTATTTATCTAGTTTATTTAAAACAAAAGATTTAAAAACATTAAATAAAATAGCTAAATCATCTGATGAACAAGAGATGTTTGGGTTACTAACAGATTACTTTGGTAAAAATATAAATCAAAAAATACCATTTTCTAATAGACTTTTTAGTTCTTATACAGGTGGTGCTAAAACAAAAAGGACACAACAGTTGTTTTCTAAAATTACAGGAACATCACCAGAACTTGCTAACTTTGGTGTAGGTCCTGCACTTAGATATAGTGGAAAGTGGTCGCCAAGTGTTAGATTATTTTCTAAGTTATATGAACCAGGATTAGACCCAACAGATATAGATGGTTCGTTAGTAACTTTACAAAATATGATGCGACAGATGGATTTACCTGCTGATACTAGAGCAAAAATATTATCAGAAACTATTGATAGTTTAGATCAACTAGATGCTGCTGATGATGCAATACTTAAACAAATAACATTAGATGAACCAGGTGTAGCATTTGAAGCATTTGTTGATCCTTTATCACAGCTACCAGAAAAAAGAGTAGCTAACTCTTTTGCACACGCTGATATATTATTTCAAGCATCTGTAAGGTCTGCAAAAGCATTTAAAGATGAACTTGCTAAAAAAATAGATGATGATTTGTTGTCTGAAACTATTGTTAATGAAATTGTAAGCATATATGAAAAACCACTAAAAGAAGCTGGTTTATATTTTGTTGATGAAGTTGGACAAGCATTTAACTTTGGTGATTCATTAAAAGCATATGTGAATGGTAGTCCAGTAGATATTCCAACATTTAGATTAAGTACAGAGTTAGCACAAAACTATATACCTGTTATTCCTGCAAGTAAAGTTGTCAAGGCAACTAATGTTATGAAAAACAATATATTGAACAATACACCATTAAAGTCTTTTGCTAAAACTACAAAACTAGAAGATGGTGCAGTTAAGTTACTTGCAGATAAATACATATCTTCTGCTTGGAAACCAGCAGTATTGTTAAGAGGTGCTTGGACAACTCGTGTTATTGCTGAAGAACAAATCAGAATGTGGGGTAAAGGATATAACAGTTTGGTATCTCCAAGAAGATTAGTTGCGTTAGCTACTGGTAAAGAAGTTGATCCAACAGGTACATTACAGATTGTTAGAAAGATAGAGCAAGGTGTTCCTGATACAGAAATAGAAAATTTAATATTTAAAGAGTTTCCTAATTTACCTAAAAGATTTAAGTATCAAGGTAAAGAAATAAGTATGTTACAAGCTATGAAGAAGTATTGGCTTACTGGCGATAAAGATTTATTGGATATAGTAGAACTTACATCAAAAGAAACAAAAGTTATGGAAGAATTTTTTGATGCTATATCTGGAACACACAGAGGTTATCAAGGTCTTAGACAAACGAACCCAAGTTATGCAAGAAAAGCATTTAGCATTTTTGATAAGAATGATAACCCAAGAGGGTATGTAGATGCTTTGATGACAGAGTATCAACAATTACTTGGCGATAAATTAGCAGTATTGATTATTAATGAAGGACCACAAGCAGCTAAAGATTTCTTGTGGAAAACAAGATACGATACAGATTCACTTGCTAGAACTATAGCAAGACAAGACCCTTACTATGAAAATATATTTACTAATCAAGATTTATCTAGTCAAATTGTTGATTATATAAATGCTCGTATAACAGTAAAAACTGGTGGTGCTTTTAATAAAGAAACAATGGAAATAGTTACTCCTGGAAATGCAGACTTACTAAATATATTAAGAAATGGTATTTATAAAGAAGTAAATCTTAACGAAGTAGGAAGCACTAAAAATCTTAGAAAACAATATCAAAAAATATTTGATGATAACAAAGAAGTATTACCACAGTTAATTAAAGGTAGAGGTGGTACATATTCAGAGTTTGCTAGTAAATCAGAGCTAGGTCAGAAGTACGATCAAGTTATAGAAAATATGTTTTATTTCTTTATGACATCACCAACTAATAAATTGTCAAGAGCTCCTGTATTTAAACAAGCATACTGGAATAAAGTTACAGATTTAATTGCTATCAGTTCTGCTGAAGTAAAAGATTTAATTATACAAAGAGCTAAGTCTGCAAATGTTGCTGATGATGTAGTTAAGAAAATGCAAAAAACAGTACCTGCAAGTGAAGGTAAAGCATTTTATAAAATAGATGAACAATTTACTGGACTATCTGTTAAAGAACTAGCATTAAAAGCAAAAGGTAAATTAGATACAACACCTTTCAAAAAGTTTGATGATGCTTTTAACTCTATTGATGATGTATCTAAAGCACACGCTTTAAACGAAACTAAAGAGTTACTATATGATTTAGGACAAAGAACAAGGTTTTGGGAAGCAACAAGGTTAATATTTCCATTCGGTGAAGCCTATCAAGAAATATTAACTACTTGGTTTAAGATACTAAGAGATAATCCTGCACCAATAAGAAGGTTTCAATTAACTGTAGAAAAAGGTAGAGAAACAAATCCATTTGAGATAGAAGATACAGACAGAGGATTTTTCTATGAAGATCCAACAACAGGAGAAGAAATGTTTGCGTTTCCTGGTTGGGGTGGATTAGCTAGTAAATTTATGGGTATTGAGGGAGATGACCCAATACAACTAGAAGCATCAGGATTTGCTGCAAGTGTAAACTTAATAGGGCAATCATTCTTACCTGGTTTTGGTCCATTAGTACAAGTTCCTGCTGCATACTTAACAAAAGATATAGACCCTGAAAGCACATTAGTAACAGCTATATTTGGAGATTTTCCACCTGAACCAACTACTAATCCATTTGATTATTTTACAAGATTATTTCCTTATCCATCTTGGCTAAAGAAAGTTATACAAGCATATGATTTAGACCCAGATGAGTATGGTAGATTACAAACTAATACCACTATTGATGTGTATAACGCTTTGTATTATAACGGCAGAGTATCAGATGGAACATATGATGAGTGGAAAGAAGGTATGGATTTAGCAAAAGAGTACGCTAAAACACTTACACTTATCAGAGCAGCAGCACAGTTTATAGGACCAACAGGTTTTGTACCTCGTTGGGAAGTTATGAGCCAAAGCCCTGAAGGTAGGCAAGTAATATTTGTAACTGCTATGGCTGATGATTACAGAGAAAGATTAGAACAAAATAATGGAGATCAGTTTAAAACTACTGAAGAATTTATACAACAATATGGAATAGACCCAACATCATTATTTGTTGGTAAATCATCACAAATATACAAAAGACCTGTAACAATAGAAGGTTCTAAATTTTATAATGATAATAAAGAATTATTCGAAGAATACAAAAGCACAGCATACTTTGTAAAACCAGATGACCCAACAGGTGAATTTAGTTATGAAGCGTATCTTAACTCTATAGAAGAAAAAGCAAGACAACCACTTACATTAGAACAATGGAGATTAGTAAAAAACAATATTCTTGGTTCTATGGCTTGGGAACAATTTATGTTATCAGAAGCACCAGGTATGAAGCCTTACTGGCTTAGAAGTGATGATCAAGCACAAGCAGATAAAGATAGTAAAAGAATGCAACTAAAAAAACAATATCCTGGTTGGGGATATGATGATATACCAGGTGTAGGTAGAGGTGCTTCAGTAGAAGTTATTATAGAAGAATTTTATAACTGGAAAAACAATCCAATATTATCAGAAAGTGAAGCAGGAAAAGGACTAGCATTGTACCTGAAGGCAAGAGATAATGCTAAAATGGAATCAGAAAGATTAGGATATGGTCCTGAATCATTTAGAACTGCAAGAGCTTTAGGTAACATTAGATTGTATTTAAACGACTATGCTAACTATGTGATAGAACAATATCCAGATTTTCAATACATTTGGAATAGTTACTTTAAAAGAGAGTTACTAGAAGCAGAAAGAGATGAACAAATAAATGCTACAATCAGGAGTAATTATTAGATGACAATAGAAGAATTTATACAACAGTTAGAATCATTAGTTAATTCTAAAAGTCCTTTACCAGGACAAGCTCCTTTGTTTATTCCTAATGAAGTAAAGCAATCTTTATATTCTCAACCTTCTGTAAAAGCAGCAGCAGAACAAGCAGTTGTTGCATTAACAGGAACTAACAGCCCAATATCAGCAGGTGATATATATAGAATTGCTGGATTAACTGCTGAACCACAAATAACTGATCCTTCTTACCAATTTACAAATAATGAACTTCCTAACTTTTTAGGTGTACCTAGGAATTACTCTGTTGATGGTGTGTCTATATATACTACAGATGAACAAGGTAATTTCTTGTTTTATCAAAGTGGTTCAGAATATAACTTAATGTTAGGACAAACACCAGAAGTAGTAGCTGCTGTACAAGCAGAATTAGTAAATGCTAATTTACTTAAATTAGGAGAGTTTGTTCCTGGTAAATGGGGTGGATTATTTATAGGTGATGAGCAAAAAGATGTAGAAGCATTTAAAAAAGTATTAGAACATTCTAATCAAACAATGAACCCAGATTTTACTGTAAGTTTAAGATTTTTTGTAGATAATCAAGAAGCAATAGATGCTTTTCAACCAGAACCTGCTTACTTACCACCTGACTATGCAACAGTTTCACAATCTGTTACTAACCTTTTTGAACAACAATTAAGAAGAAAACCAAAAGCATACGAGTTAGAATTACTTGCTAATCAGTTGTTAGCAGATACAAAGAGAGCATTTGAAGCACAACAACCTGCACAATTAGATATAGGTGATATTACTGGAGAAGAACTTTTAACAGGTAATTTAGGTAATCATATAGTAGAACCACCAGTACAAGAAGAAACTGCTATTGATCCATCAGCAAGACTGTTACAAAAGTTTGATGAGATTACAGCAAAAGAACAGGAAAGGTTAGGTGCAAATCGTGATATTCAAGCCACTAATCGTATCATTCTTAATAGCATCACAGGTGCTCCAAGGTAGTATTATGAAGAATGAAATGACAAATGACAGTAATCCAGCTTTAATAGATATTTATATGAAAGCATTACTAATGCGTGAAAGTACAAATAATTATGAAGCAAAACATAAATCATCTGTAATAGAAGATTACGAAACAGGAAAACCTATACGAGTACAAGCATTAGGTGGTTA